CAACTACAGACGGCATCGCCCCCAAGTTATCGCTAGTGCCAGAATGCTTTACTGGGTCGCCGACATATGGCATTACGCGCTGCAACGTAGCACTGCCTAGCCCTTGCCAGCCTCGCGGCGAGACCGTGAGGCCATAGCTCCCACTCGAGTCAGCTCTAGAGCTGCTTAAAGCGCCGTAATGAATATTAAAGCCCGTACTTGCGGAGTCGGCACTCAAAAATGAGCACCATGCATCCCCCGACGGGTTAAGCGCTATGGGGTCGCCAAACCCGCGCACAGCGCTTGATGTGTACGTGCTATCAGTAGCCCGCCCGAACTGCAACGTAACCAGTAACGCGCGGTTGTCGGCTGCAAGTAAATAAGGCACTGCCGTGGAGTTGGCTGTTACACTTTTAATCCAGTATCCCCCGCCGCTGATTTGTGTATCCGTCGGGAATGGGTTGGAGCCTGTATCTACGTCGGTCATTGCTTCATACCCGCGTACCCGAGCAAAAAGATTCGCAGTGTCGTCCACGCGCAAGTAATGCCGATTACCCGCGATGTTCGCGCTGCGGTACGCGGCTTTGTTGGTGCCGCTGAACACCTTCTCCCAGCCTGCGGGGGCATTTTTAACTGTAATCGAGCCGCTAGCTGTGCCATCGGGGGCCGTTGTCGCAAAGGTGATCTGGGTGTTGCTGGCCGTTAAAACGCGCTGTTCGCCGTTCAGTTGTTCGGGCGCTGCTCCGGCAACGAGAACCACTGCGTGTTCAGTGAAGCTGCTGCCCGCGTTAAAAGTGATAGTAGCAATGCCGCTGGTGACGCTTGCACTGACTGCGGTGACACTGCCCCAGCCGGTTACTAAGAGGGCATCGAGCGCGGCAATGAGGCATAAAGGCGTGTTGCCGGTAATGACCGGCGCGCCGCGCATATCGTTAAGAATCCACTTTACAGCAGTAGAGGGGGTAGAGGTTGGCATGTGGGTTCCTTGGTGGAGTTATTCAGCTTCGGGCGGTCGGGCAGTGTCGCCGCGCTGCACTAGCCAAAAACTGTCGTCTAGCCCGGCGGGGCTACTGGGCTGTGTGCAGCGCACAAGGGCGATTTGCGCTTCGGCCCCTACGGTGTCGAAAAAAAGCACATTGCCAGCGACCCACCCTGCCCCCCAGCCGGTTGCCCGCAGGGTGAAATACGGCACTTGGGCCGCAGCGTTAAGCGGCGCAAAGTCGGCATTGATGCTGCCCGTAGCGATTTGCCCAAGGTGCTGCCCGATAAGGTCGAAAGTCGTGCCATCGCTGCGAATGCGGGCCGCCCACCGCTCTGTAATCGCGCCGCGATTCGTCACTTCGATGGGTACGCCAGCGTGATCGTATGTCGCTGTCGCACTGCCTTTTGCGGGGTCTAGTCCGTCGTACCACGTCGTGCCGCTCCAGCTAGCTTGGTCATACACGCGGGAGACACGGGCAAAGCGGTCGCCTTGACGCAGTGCAGTAGAAAAAACCGCGTCTGTGGTGAAGACATAGCCTACAGGCGTGGTCAAGCGCACTTTGCCATCAACTCGCACTTCAGCGATTTGCCGATAGACTTCAGTCCTAGCGACTACACAGACACTGGCCGGGTAGCCGGCCACGTCAGTAAAGGTGACAGTGCCAGCATCCAGATTCACGGTGTAGCCGCTGTCAATTGGCTGACCCGTCGCCGCGTCCTGCACCTGCGCGAAAGACAGGCGCTCATGGCCCACGCTGTATGTCATGCCATTGCTCGCGATAAATGACGGGGCCGAGTGCGTCATGCCAATAACGCAAGTATCGCCGGGGCGGGCAAAGGGCACACGCCCATCGGGGGGCAATGCTGCGGGGTCTAGGCCCATGAGCGTGGAGTCCACAGGCAGATAAACGTAGTTGATGCACGAGTAACGCAAAGTCGAAGGGTCGACCGGCCAAGGTCGCCAGATTTTGCCCGCTTGCACCGCCCCCACATCCGCCGCGTCGTACCACCACTCCGTTTTTTCTGCGGCGCTGAGTCCGTCATCTAGCACAAAATCACCGAATTGCAGCTGCACCCCACCCCGCGCAAAATCCACGACGCCCCACATATGCGGGCCACTTACGATTCCTTGGTCACTGACAGTAGCGGTAAGCGTCGTGCCGTGGGCATCTAGTACCGTAAGCACCAACCCGCCGGGGCCAGCCCGCAGCGGGGCGCTTTCGGTGTTGAAGAACACGCTAGCAGTTGTCCACGGCCCGGCTTGTGTCCAAAGGCTTTGCAGCTCAAAAGAGAGCGGGTCGGCGTTGCCTACGACGTAGTCATACATCTCCGCGATCCCAGTCGCGTAGTCCAGCGTCCCCGAGGGTATGCCGTAGCCAGACACTAAATCCAGTGGGCTGCGGTACACTGTGCCGTCGTAATCAAGGTATGTATGACCTAGCCAGCGAAATTGTACGCTGCCGGGGATCACCCGCTGCGACGTGTAAGGGCGCAACGGCAGGGATACCGCCGGGGGCGTGAAAGTCTCGCTGTGAGTGCGAGTCGCTGCCGAGGGGCCGCTGTGATAGCGCACGACGATACTAGATGCAGCGAGTAGCTCCTCCCCCACGCTACTAGAGCCGTACTCTCCGCCCTTGCGCGCGTCGTCCTGTGTCGCTGCGCTAGTCTCTTCGACGATGCTGGCAAAAGTCGTGGCTTTTTCATAGTCGCTTTTGTAGCTTTCTGCGTATGCGTGAAAAGCGACGACTTTCAGTGCCACTTGGCCGGTCGCGTAGTTCACCGTACCTTCGTAGATACCGCTTGGCCCAAAGCCTTCTTCCGCTGGCTGCCCCTGCGGAGCGCTTACGCCGGGGGGGAGTGCGCTTTGGCTGTTGTCCCCCAGCCCCCCCTGCCCGTCGTCGGTGACCGTGCGGGTGGTCACGATGCGATCCGATTCTTGGACGCTTTCCTCCGTGGAGGCCGCACCAGTAGCGCCCCGGCGCACAGTAAGGGTGAGATATCCGCCTTTGGTGTGGCTATACGACCGCGTGGGCGTAGTGCGAAGACTGTCTCTGGTGTAGCTGGTGTCTAGCTTTACCCCGCTGCTGCTGCTGGTCTTGCGAGCCACTTTCCATGTCACTTCCACGCTGCCGGGCGTGGGCGGGCTTGCCAGCGTAAATGTCGTGATACCTGCCGCGTCGGGCGAAGTTGGCGATGTGATGATTTGGGTCGCTGCTAGCGCGTCTATCTCGCAATCAATTTGAAAAGTCGCGCCGGGGTCGGGCATGAACTTGGGTCGCAGCGTTACAACCCGGCGCAGGTAGTCCACCGTCCCCGTCCCCGCGCCCTGCAAAGCGCCGGAGCCGCTGTCTGTCACAGTGCGAATCTGCCCGCCGCTGGGGTACGTGACGACTAGCGTTGTTGGGGTGATGCGCTCTGAGTCGGCGATAGCACTTCCCGACTGTTCGCCCACGATGAAACTGTATTCTGGGGCGCGCGGCGGCAGTCCAAGGGCGGTTTGATTGGTATAGGCGGCCCGTGAGCCGTGGCTAAGGGTAATCAAACTGCCGATATCAGGTAGCACTTTGAGCGTACATAGCACCGCGCCGGTGTCGTAAGCGACTGAGCCGCCGCCCTGACCTGTAAGTCGCCCCGTGCCGTCGTCGGTGAGTGTGTAGCGCTGCCCTAGCGCCCAAAAGTCAATCACGATGGTTCCGGGGGCAGGGGCAGGGCGGCACTGAAAAACGTAATTCAGGCCGAGGTTGTTTTCCTGCACCTTGACGCGCTGCGTGTGGGGTGTCACGCCTACTTCGATGCGACGGGGTGAGTAGTCGGCAAGGACAATGGTTCGCCGCGCGGCGGGGCGTTGGTCGAAACTTGCTGCTTCGGCGCGGCTATTTGGCACGACTTGCGTATAGACCGATTGCACCTGTATCCACGTATCGAGCAGCCCCGTGGCCTTATTCAATTTGCTAGCGCTGTAGAACACGCCGCCATCGGAGTACGTTGTTTCGCGTGTCAGGGTTTTTGTGCCGCTGCGCGTAAAAGAGCGTATAGGCGGCGAGCCGGGGAAGTCGTACAGCAATCCGTCAAAAAGTTCACAGGTACTGACCTGTCCCTCGTAAGTCGAATCTGCACCGCCGCCGCTGGCATCGTTAAAAATGCGGCTTTCTGTCTCTACGGACTTAATGCGGATCCTTTGGCGGCGCTCCGAATCGGTGCCTTCTTGGTAAATGAGTACCAGTGTCTTGCCCACGGCGGGCGGGGGCGTACCCGGGCGCTGAAGAAACTGCACCACGCGCATAGTTGCAAAGTGGTTTTCTAGCAGAAACCCGTTCCACTCACTCCCTGCGCTCATACCGCTTTCAATCCGCTTCGCAATATCGCGGCGCGTAGCGAAAGGGTCACGCAAAGACAGCAGCGTGACAGAAACGTTAGGGTCGGTAGGGGGCGAAGCCACGATGCAGTTGGCCCCCAGGAGTGCGGCCCTGTCGCTGTTTCGCAGTACGCCGAAAATTTGATAAATCTCTACGCGCCCCACGGTGCGAGTCTCTTCCGAGATGTCCGGGAAGATTTCATTGCTGCGCCCGCTAGTCAGTAGCTTTGAAGACGGGGGGCCGCCCCCCTCGGGCACGTCCGCCATATTGCTACTGGCTGCGAATCGAATATCGCTGGCTAAGAGAGGCATACTAGACTTCCAAAAAAGAGAGGCTGTGGGTGTAAAGGGTGTCGCCGTCAAGCTCTGACTCTGTAAGCTGCACTACAGGGTCGGCCCGGTACTCGATAAAAAGCACCTGACGAGTCACGCCGCGCAGGGTCAAGCCAAAGATGGCTCCGGGCTTGGCTTGCAGAGCCTGCAGCTGCACGACCGCGCCGCGCGACACCCAAGCGGCCCCTGCTTTGCCGTCAAGCGTGATGGTGCGGCCCGCTTGCCGCTCCCCAATGTGGACTATCAACGCCCCGTTGGTGCTATAGCGCTGCTCTATGACTACCGGCGAGTAGTCGAACTCATCCACCCAAAGAAGGCGCTCTGACAGCTCTATCACCGTCGCGGGCGTACCGGGCGTGTCCGGGTTTTGATAGCTGAGGGCCATAGTAGTCATTGGGCCACCTGCCTTGCACTCGCTAGCTCGCGCACTAGCTGATCCGCCGCCGTCTGGCTCTGCCGGTCAGTGAAAGAGAGCTGCGTTTTTTTGTTGCCGATGACAATGTTGGACAGGTAAGTATCCCCGCCCCCGCCCTTGGCGATGCCCGTTCCGCCGCCGCTGCGCCCACCACCACCCCCGTGGCCGCTGTTGCCGTCGGCACGCTTACGGCTTTCGGCCTTCTCGATCTGACTAAGAAGCTCCAAAATCTCCCGCTGCCGCGCGATTTCTTCTTCGACAGCTTTGACTTTTGCGTGGTCTTTCCACAGTCGCGCGCGCTCCAGCTCGATTTCCTGCTTTTCGATTTCGATTTGCACTTGTGCGCGGTCACGCGCTGCCCGTGCTGCGGCAAGCTCTTCCTCAGTCGCATTCACTTCGAGGAGTCGCAGGCGTAGGTCAGCGATAGTCGCCACGCTGCCGCTCGTAGATGCTTCTAGGCTCTGCTGTGCCGCGTCCAAGCGCTCTAGCGCTTCGACCATCAAATTCGCTTGGTGCGACAAAGCTGCAAAACTCAAGTCGCTCTGCGCTTGATAGTGCACTTGCTCCCACATCGCTTTGTTGACCGCCTGCGCGTACTGGCTCGCAGCATTACTGCCACGCCACCACATGGACAGCAGGCCGCCCCCGGCTTGCGTCGTCTGCTCCGCAGCTTCTGCTGTCTGCTGTCCCGCTTTTTCAGCGCTTTCGCCCATTCCTTTTAGCTGCTCTCCGGCCTCCTCTGCGCTGTCGCCCACACTTTGATTGCCGCCTGCGCCCCCGCTTTGAATGTTTCGCAGTCGTAGCAACTCGGCAGCCAGTGTCGCGGCGGCTTGGGCTTCGTTCAATAGTGCTTGGGCCGAGTTGATAGCCGCTTGAGCTTCTGCCGCCTGCTGAGGCGTGAGGTCGCCAAGGGCTTCGGCAGCGGCTTTTTTGGCCTTCGCGCTGTCTAGTGCCGCTTGCGCTTCTGCACGCTTTTGCTGCGCGACAATGACGCCCTGTTGGGCTTCTAAGCGCTGTACATCAACAAGCCGCCGGGCCGCGCCCTCTTCGTCCCCGCTAGCCCGCGCTTGCTCTAGTGCGACCTGCGCTCGTACCCGCGCGGCGCTGATACTCGATTGCTTGAGCTGTAGAGCGCTGCGCTCTAGATCGGCAGTGCTTTTGATGCGCTGCGCTTCTACTGTGAGTCCATCGCTATAGCGCTTGCTGGCTTCTTCCGCTTTTGCTTTAGCTACTACAACTTGCGCCTCAATTGCATTGCCCGCCTTTTGCGCTTGCTGAAGTCGTAGCACTTCTTGCTGTGCTGCAAGGTACTTCCCCGCTAGCGCCGCCAGACTCTCGGCAGTCTGCTTGTAAGCCCCAGCTTCTTGAGCCGCTGCCGCCGCTGCGATGCGGGCGCTATCGGCTTGGGCCTTGGTCTTGGCCGCCTCTTGGGAGCGTAGGTCGATAATTTTTTGAAGGTCAGCAATCTGCTTCTGACGCTCTGCCGATGCCGCGCCCTTCGCTGAAATTTCCGCTTGCAGCGCGGACAGCTGTGCGCGCATCGTCGCAAGCTCGTCCGCCCGGAGCTGTCGCAGTCTCTCAAGCTCTGCCGCGTTGGTCGCTGTGGCTTTGGCGACGGCCTCGCGCTTCTCTTGCTCGCTACCAAAGGCGTTGGCTTGCTCAATGGCCGCCTTGCCCTCAGCCTCCCGCGCGGCTACCGACTTTTCAGTCTCTGTAATCTGCTCTTTGAGACTTTCGAGTACCAGCCGATACCCATTCCCAAGCTGCACCCAGCCCGTCCCTGCCTCCTGCGCCGCTGCCCCGCTGGCTGTCGCTGCGGCCCCGGCCTGTTCCACTGCCAGAGCGGTTTTTACGGCATCTTGCCCTGAGGCCTGCAGCGCAGAGCGCAGTACCTCGTTGTGCTGTGCGGCCTGCGCGAAGCTGCGCTGTGCCGCCATTTCAATTTCTTTGAACTCGGCACTGACCCGCGAAAAGTCCATGCTCGCCGCAGCCGCCGCGAGTACGCCAATTTTCTGCCCCGCAGCGACTAAGCCGTTCCCTAGGAGCAAAATGGCCGCTTCTGCGGCCTGCGCCCCAACTTTGAGCGGGGCCAGCCCGCCGCTTTCGCCAATTCGCTCGCTCATGAGAACGAGCGCGTTTTTGATGTTGGTAATTTGCTGCGATAGCGTCAGAGCTTGGGGCGCTCCGCCGTACAGCGTGTTCAGCCCCCGGGTGAGCGCAGGGAAAATGTCTTGCGCTGTGATGCGGCCCTCTTCTACCAGCTTCATTAGCTCGGCAGTAGTCACGCCCATGCCCTTGGCGGCGGCCTGGAGCGCCCCCGGCAGGGCTTCGCCTAGCTGCCCGCGCAGTTCTTCGGCTTGTACCACGCCTTTTGAAGCCATTTGACCAAGTGCTAAAAGCGCGTTACTGGTCTCCGCGCTGCTTTTGCCGGCCTTGCCCATAGCCGTAGCGACGGCTTCAAAAGCCTTGCGCGTGGCTTCCCCTTCAACCGCCGTGCCTTTGGTCGAAGCCGATAGGCTGAGGTACGCTTTGCCCACCTCCGCGACATCCGCGCCGATGCGCTGCGCTACCCCGCGCAGAAACTCCATGTCTTTTGCAGCTTCTTGCGAAGACTGCGTGACGGCAGTCAGGCCCGCCTTTAGCTGCTCCATCTTTGCCGCAGCGTCCACCACCTCTCGAAAAGAGAAGGCGGCGGCCATAGATGCGGCCATTGCCACAAACTGCCCCTGCATGACTTGCGCCTTGCTGCCCAGTTTGTCGATATCTGCCGCTGTGGTAGCGCTAGAAGCTCCGGCTTTGCGGGCTTCGCCCGCTAGCCCGTCAAGCTCCCGCGCCAAGTCTTCGAGCGACTTACGCGCTTGACTGCTGTCGGCCTCTATTTCAAGATCAAGGCGGTTCTGACTCATGCCGAACCTAGTTCATCGTCACGGTGTAGTACGGCGACAGGCCTACGCCGCTGCGAGTCGGATCTTTCAGCACAGAGCCTGTCACTTCGACTGCACCAAAGCCTTTTTGCGACAGCAATTCCAACTCCTTCGCTATGCCAAAGCTGCAACGATGGATGCGCACATTAGCGGGCTTGCCGGACTCGGCTTCGTTCAATCCGCCGAAAAGAATCTCCACCGGAGGCGGCTTAGAGATTAAGGCTTCAATGGCCGCGTAGTCGGCATATGCGTAGTCAATCGTCAGGTCGTCATCATCGACAACATCAGTCGCACCCGGCAGGATGTAAACGCCCTCGGGCAAGACTTCATAGCTGCTTGCCGAGATAGTAACTACCCCTTTTTTAACGACCACGCCTGTTGGCTGTAGGTGCGCTGTCGCCATCAAGCTGCCGCGCTGCACTCCAGCGTGGGCCTCTCCCACGACTGTGCCTGCGGGGACATTCGTGCCAGCGCCAAGAATGGCGCGGGCGATATTCGAGGCATTTAAGTCCGCTAGCTTCATCTTCGCCACGACATCAGTGACGCGGCGCACTTCGGCATGGATGCCCCCGCCCATGCGGGTCATATCAATTTGCGTTTCTACGGACTCTTTGTGCTCTAGCGAAAGCTCAAGGACATTACCAATTTGCAGAAAGGGTGTAGCGGCTCCAGAGGTGCGTAGCCACACTTGCCCACAAAATTTAGCGGGGTTGAAAGTCTTGCGGAAAAAATCTGTTGGCATGGGTTACTCCTTGGGGGCTGGCTTAGTCCGCCCACGCGCTGAGGGCGCATCAGGTGGCGGCGGTGGAGAAGGCGGAGAAGGCGATTGCCGCCGCCGGTTGAAAGCGAAGAGGCCCATAGTCTTCAAGCCAGTTTGTGCTTAAAAGCAACCATAGGGATGCTCTTTGTGTCAAAGACGCGCACCCAATTTGCCCCGGTAGCAAGCTCCGCGCGGGTGGGGAAAGTCCCAGCTGCGCTGCCGACCCACTTCATGCCGACGGGGTGCAGGATGAAGCGACGGCGCATAGCCATTACGCTTTCCCCCGCGAGGATGTCACGGTCAGTCTCTAAGTCGCCTTCGCCCACCATCGCTTCAGCGTAGCCGACGACCCCATCCCCAAAGATGTAAGACGTGTACGTGCCAGAAGACACGGGCAACCCGTCGTCAACTACCACCCGCTTGCCAAGGTAGTAAGCGATACGGTCGGAGTGATCACTGAGCTTGCCGTCGTATGTGATGAGATTTTGTTTTGCGAGATACGCCTCGGTAGCGCTGTGCATAGCAATCGCTTTGATGCTGCCTTTTGCATCACCGAGTAGCTGGGCCGCGTCGATGAAGGTGTGCGCGTTGAAAGCGCGAAGCTGCTCGCTGCCTCCGCCCGACACGTCAGCGACTAGCCCAGACATACTGGCCGCAGAGAAAGCGCCCGTCAGCGTAGTCAGGAGCTCGGCTTGCTGCTGCCGCGCCCAGTATGCAGCGATTCGATCCATGATGGCTTTGGCGGGGTCGGCCCCGGCAAAGGCTCCTGCCAGGTCATTCACGCCCCAAGCCCGCCCACGCCCCACGACCACGGCCTTTTGCTGCCCAGTTGTAATTTTGCCGGGTGTCAGGCTTGCAGAGTCAGAAAGCGTCTCGGTGTCGCCGGACAAGTCATTGAAGTGCGGCATATCAATCACCGCCCCGCCGGTGGGGACGTGAATCCCCGGCACTGCGGACACCACCCCAGCCTCCCAAAATGCGGACAGCTCCGCAGTGCGATTGGCCCCGTATGTATTCCACACGGCAGGCGTTAGAATGTCTGCGATTTTTACCGTCATAATGATTCCCCTTCAAAAAATATTTACGCTGCGACCGCAGCCTTCATTTGAGCCGCCACTTGGGGATTCTCTTTCGAGAGTCGTACTTGCTCTGTGAGGTTAAAAGTGTCTTTGGCCCACGGATTTTTTGTGGTAGCGGCCCCGCTAAAATCCCCCGGCTTTGCCCCGCTCCCCGAGCGGCCTTGGGGCGCTTTGACGAGATGCGGTTTTGTCTTTGCGATAAAAGCCGCGCCGTCGCTAAGTGGCACTAGCTTTCCGTCGGCAGTCTCAAAAAGAAAGTCATCACCTTCGGACTTAATGCGCCGCTCAAGAATGGCCCGCGCGTCCTCTGGGTCGATAAAGCCCTGAGCGCCGATAGCCCGCTCGATTGCTAAATCGCGCTTATCTTTGACGTACTTAGAATTCAGGTCATTAAGAGAGGCAAGGGCTTCGGCTTTCTCGCGTTCCGCCTTTTTCAGCTTGGCTTCGTACTGCTTCGCAGCGTCGCCAGCCCCACGACCAGAGGGCAAAGCCTCCAGCTCATCGGCATCAGTGATGCCTAGCTTTTCAAAAGCAGCGTCGCGCTCTGCCGCGATTCCCTTTTGACTTTCTGCGCCCTCTTTTTTCGCGGCGCGATATTTCGTTTCTGCCGCTTCCGCGCGGGCAATGGCGGAGGCAACAAAAGCAGACAATTGTGCATGAAGCGTATCATCCAGCTTCACACCCTTGAGCGCATCAATATCCATAGCAACCCTTTTGGTAGTACATCCAACGATTTTGCATGAATATGTTAAGAATTAAGTGTAGATTTTTAAAATAATGCGATTATTCTCCACGCATGGACTACCAAAAGATCAATCGCTTCCGTTTTTTGGCGGACGCGCTTCACGGCGCTGGAGGCTTCGCGCCGCAGGTTGAATATGACTCGTCGGGTGAGTTGATGCGCCCGTCGAAAATTGTTGGGCCGTGCTATATCATCCCTCACCCACGAGAATCGCAGAGTAAATACGCGGCCCGCGTCGCCTGCGCTGTCTATGAAAATCACCTGCGGCAAGCGTGCGAGCGCTTCGCCGCTTATCTGTCGCGTAAGTCCCCCAGTCGCCAAGGAGTCGATTCAGACTTAGCTACCGCCTTTTTGCGTGACGCTGACGGGGCGGGGAACTCGTTAGACGCAGTGATGCATAGCTTGTGCGTAGAGACAAAAGCGCGAGGGACGATGCTGGTGCTGGTGGACTTGCCAAAAGACACCGAGGCGGCAAGCCTCGCCGAAGCGCTATCCGGGAGCCGCCGTGCCATTCCCTACCTCCTCCCAATTAAGCCAGAGACCCTTGCTGGCTACGAGCTTGACGACCTCGGGCGGCTGCACAGCGTGTCAGTACGATCCACGAGAAGGGTGGGCGGGAAGGCGCTTGACGTAGTGCGCCGGTGGACACCAACGAGCTGGGACGTGTTGCAGGACGGAGTTGTGATTGACGAGGGGGAGCATCACTTCGGCGCTTGCCCAGTTCTAGCACTGACAGAAGACGGCTCCCCTTTCCCACACGTCGGCAAATACGCGCAAATCGCCGACCTAAGTCGCTTGCTGTTCAATCGCGCTAGCGAGCTAGACGAGATACTGCGCGGGCAGACTTTCTCTGTCCTCACTCTGCAAGTCCCTCCCGAGATGCACAATCCAGCGCAAAGCGCACAGGAAGCGACGGCGCAAATTGGCGTACACAGCCTGCTCGTCCACCAGGGGGACACGCCAGCATTTATTGCCCCAGACAGCGGCCCTGCAGCCACTTACATGAGTCGCATCGCAGCAGCGCAAAGCGCCATTGACCGGATCGGGATGGAGACAGCAAGCCAGCCCGGACAGCAGCAAGAGAGCGGGCTTGCTAGAAAGATGCGCTTTGAAGCCCTGAATTCCGACCTTGCGAGCTTCGCCCGGACACTTCAGGACTTGGAGTCAAAAGTGTGGCATCTTTTTCATACTGAGCTTGGGGCTGCGAATCGGGTCAAAGTGCAGTACCCAACAGACTACAACCTGACCGACACCGCGTCAGAGCTTGACATCCTCGCACTTTTGCAAGCCACAGGACACCCGGACGCGGTACTAGACGAGAAGCGCCGCTCCATTGTGCAGACCGAATTCGACCGGGCCGACCCGGACACGCTTGCCGCGCTGCTGGCCTCTATCGACGAAGGTGCCCAAAGCCGCGCCGTACACGAGGGGGGGGAATGACTGCGACCTTCACAGTCTCCGTTGCCGGGACAGAAGCCGTCCGCGAGAAGCTAGCGCAACTCGGCGCAGTGCTAGGCGGCCAGGCGCTAGCCGAGACCGTCGTCGAAGTTGAGCGATTCATAGAGCGCCGCGCGACGCTGCACCACAAACATGGCGCACTCGTCCGGAGCATCTACAAAAAAAAGGTCACGCCCACGAGCTGGGCGGTCGGACATGACTTGCAGCACGCGCCCCACGCGCTCTTCATCCAGTTCGGGACGCGGCCCCACACCATCGCCCCTAAGGATAAAAAAGCGCTGCGGTGGGCCAGCGGAGGAGCATTCTTTTTTGCAAAAGGAGTCCGGCATCCCGGCACAAAGCCAGACAGATACCTTGAAGAGGCTGCGGCGCTGGCTCCTGCCATCTTTGCAGCACACGTAGAACGAAAACTGAGGAGCCTATAGTGCCACTAACCCACGCCTATTTTGATGCGTACCTAAAAGCGCAGGTGACAGAAGAAAGAGAGACTCGCGCTATCGCAGAAGTCTCGGCGCTAGGGAGTTTCTCCCCCTCGTGGACGGCGCGGCTCGTCGTCCCACGCGCTTACATCATCGCTTGCTTAGAGTGCCAAGCGGCGCCAGACGACCTTTTTGCCCAAAAGCTAAAGCACTACCGTGGCGAATTCGACGCGCTTTTAGTGCAAGCCCGCACTGCCGCGCCAGCCCAAGATGGCAAACCCCTCCCGGTTTTTGGCATGGCGCTGGAGCGGGAATGAGTGCAGGAATTATTTTTTGCTTAGAGCGGCTGCGTGATGCGCTCGCGATTTTGCCCGGCGTACAAAGCTGCAAAATCGGACTTGAGGCTAATCTGTCGCCGGACGACTACCCCATCATTCGCATCGTCCCGAGTACGCTACGACCTCACCCCGAACGCCGATGGCTGATGGAGTGCGAAGCGCTTATCTACTACGGTGCCCCCATCCAGCCATTTGATGACGCGCCGGACTCGCAGGGGAGAACGCGACTAGAAAAGCTCTATGCCGCCTTGCTAGAGCTAGATGCGAGCATCCGAGCCACGGTCTCCGGACGATATTTTGAGCCGGCAGAGACTACGCTAGACGAAGACAGACTAGAGACGTACAAGCTCATGGCGCTGAAAGTAAAGGTCATCGCGTGACCCGACAAGAGTATCAAAACCGCGTGACTGCGGCGATTTTCGACAGCGACCTAGTAGCGACCCGCGTTGTGCTAGCGCTGGCGGAGGCGCTGTGGGCTGTGCTGTTGTGGTGGCCCGGAGCGACCTTTGGGCGGCCCACGTACACCGGCATGGCAACGGTACTGCCAGAGGATGCTTGGGGTGCGCTGTTCGCGCTATCTGCCGTGCTACAAGCCCATATCGCCCTGCGTTCATGCAAGACAGACTTCTACGCCAGCGCTTTCGCCGTGTGGAACGCAATGCTCTGGGGGTTTGTTGTTCTTTCGATGTTCTGGTCGGTTCAGCCGCCCCCAGCAGCGATTGCGGGCGAAGCCGCTCTGATGTGCGCTGCATTTTGGATTGCCCTGCGCCCTGTCCTGCTGCGGCGAATTTACCGGAGAGCCTATGCCCGAATCTACACTCACTGAGCGGATCGAGGCCGTAGAGCGCGAGATTGCGGACATAAAAACTGCGTTTCTCAAAGACGACCTAGGCCGTCCCGACTACAACGGACATCGACTCGCTACCAAGGAACACCAACAAGCAAAAGAGGCTATTGGCGAGTTGAAGAAAAGCGCCGCTAATCGCATCGTCAATGCAGCAATAGGGGCGATTTTGTCTTTTGTAGGGCTTGGCATTATGGCTTGGCTGCAAAAAGGCGGTGGATGGTAATGGAGCGCCCGCGTATTGTGCGCATTGCAGTCGCCGCCCTGTCCATGAGCGCTGCTGCCCTGGTGGGCATCGTGCAGCACGAGGGGTACACCAGTAAGGCGGTGATACCAATTCCCGGCGACCGCCCAACAGTGGGGTTCGGCTCTACATTCAAGGAGGACGGCTCTCCCGTCACAATGTCAGATACCGTGACGCCGCAGCTTGCGTTGCGCATGAGTCTGACCCACATCGCCAAAGATGAGTTAAACCTGAAACGCTGCGTCACGGCTCCGCTGTCGCAAGCAGAGTACGACATCCTCGTGGACTTCGCTTACTGGCGTGGGAGCGGGGGAGTGTGCCGCTCCGAAGTGGTCAAGGCAATCAACCGGGGTGACTACGCTGCATCCTGCGCGGCGTACCTTGACCTGGACTCGCGCCGCGCTGGTGGCAAAGACTGTAAGGATCCTCTCAACCGCTGCAGGGGGGTATGGCTGCGGGCGCAAGACCGGCATAAACGCTGCATGGAGGCCCAATGACCAAGTTCAGGTTCGACTTCATCACTGCACGGATTGACCCTGCGGCAGTGGCGACCGTGGCTGAGACGGCCCGCGTCATGTCTGAAGTAAAGCAAAGCGCCGACGGTTTGGGTGACTGGCTTGTCCCGATGCTGCTGTGCGCGGTTGTTGGTCTGTGCGCTTATGTAGTGTGGATGCGCTTCAAGCAGCGCAAAGAAGGGTGGGCATAGTGCCATTCTCTCTAACCCACCTTGTATTCGCCCTCGGGTTGGTTGTGGGCCTGACCACGGGGTGGGGCGTACAGACTAGCCGAATAGACGCGCTAAAGAGTCAGCACGCAGCGACGCTAGCGCAGTCAAAAGCCGCTGCTGCACAGACAGAAAATTATTTACTGAAGGCCGTACAAGATGCCCAAACACAGGCAGTTTTTCGCGCGAAAGTCGTGCGCCGCGATGCTCGCGCTAGCGCCGATGCTCTTGAGCGCCTGCGCGACGAACTCGGTCGAGTGCGTGCCGCAGCCATTGCAGCTACCCCCCCCGCCTGCCCTCAGCCTAGACCTGCCCTCGGCGAGCTACTCGCAGAGTGTGCAGCAGAGCTTAGAGACGTGGCAGAAAAAGCTGATAGACACGTCTCCGACGTCCGCACGCTAGTAGATGCGTGGCCCGCAGCGTCAGACTAGCCCCAAATGCCAGCTAGACGGCCCCTCGGGGCCGTTTTTCTTTGCCCAAAAAATATTTGAAAAAAAG